TTTTTAACTCAAAGGGTCTACGTTCTCACGGGTTTCGATGCAAAACCAAAAGCGGGAAGTTACGCCCGAAAATGACACGCGACGTAACCAAGAAGACGCGTAAGTTAAAACTCGGTAAGTAATCAGTGTTCAGATACGAGAGTATCGTCGTCGTCATTTTCAACATATTCTACTGCACGTAATATTAAGAGTTCTTCTTGACTCAAACGTTGAAATACCACATTCAGTTCAAATTTGATGTTAAAAACAAACCGTTTTACGTTTCGTATGGTTACAACATGTACACCTTCTTCTTGATTTTCACGAACGCGGAATAATGTGCCACCTAGGGTAACGTATGGTCGTGTTTCGAGTGATCGAAGAGGTATCCAGCGTATCATTTGGTTATGTTTGAGATCGTATGGGTTTTCGATGACTCGATACATACTCAATTTACGCTCGAACTCCTCCATTTTCTCCGTCGTCAAATTCAATGACGAGAGAATTTCATGCCTACGCGCAGTTATCTTTTTCATCGTCATATTCGCAATCGTGTTATTCTCTGTCTTATTCATTGCAGATAATATCGCATTAATATCGAGCGGAAATGTTGGCTCGTCGAGTACCGACTGTAGTAGATCCTCATCCGAATCAACTGCATAATCGGAATCCTTTACGCTTGGATGGATACGTTGTTCATTCATACGAGGGGGTGATGTATCTGATTCGATACCGCTATCACTACTATCGATGACTTCATCATCGTCGTTGCCATCGCTGTCTTCGTCGTATGATATCGTTGTTTCGCTTTCATTCTCATCACTTTCGTACTCGTCTTGATGTTTCTTTAATAATGCATTAATATTTAGTTCTTCATCTTCGTATACATTATGATTCCCTCGTTTAACAGACCTTGATCTCGACCGCGACCTCGACCTGGATCGAGACCGACTACCGCGTCGCCCTACAGACGGTCGCATATACTCCAAATCAACAACCACTGTTTTCTTCATAACAACAGTATATAGATATAGTATAATCTGTTTATTATACATATGAACGCAATTACAACGCCAGCTTCAAAGGCAACTTCTGCTACATCGTTCCCGCCAATGATCGGCGCACATATCGCTCGTAATACACAACCGCCAACGCAATACCTCGGCAAAGGACGCGGCTATTCAACATATTACCCTATGATGTTTTAGTGCAATCAAATTCGGTGGTCGGCACACTGACATACTAGTTTTTATAGCTGTTTCAGTATGTCCTTACTGAAAATTAAAGCAAATATAGCATTATCTTATAGCTTTTTGAAAAGTCAGTGTGGCGGGATGATGCGCGTGATCGGCGGAAAAATGGTGGGAGGAGGTGAATTCAAATTTTGTCTTACGATCACCCCGCGGTTTTTTAGAACATAATTTGCAAAAATCGCAAATTATGCTCTCGTCAGGCTAAATGTGCAAAAAAACGTGTTTTAAAAGTAAAATGGGCAAACCCGGATTTGGACATTTTTGAAAAATGACCATTTTACCCCAATTCAATTTAGCGGGATATATAGCCGTCGAGGTTTTGGTGATGTGACTGAATATGGTGTAAATGTTGCCATTATCTCTAGAGTGTCAAAATGCACTTTGCTACAAATTAATACAAAATTGGGGTAAAATCAAACAAAATCAAACAAAAAATGTGACGATGATGTACGATTTTTCATGTGATAATGGCAACATTTAGACCAATCGATGGTGCGAATGTTGCCTTACCCCTGGGGTAAAATGAATTACCGATCACAAAATACGTAAAATGTAATAGAGATAAAATATAGACTGTATATAGAGTGAATATAGGCGTACAATCCACAAAAATATACACAATTTTTGGGGTAAAATTGCTACAACTTGGGGTAAAATTGCTACAACTTGGGGTAAAATTGCTACAAATTGGGGTAAAATAATACAAGACTTGAACGTATAAAAAATGCCGAGAAAGTATGTTGACTACTCGAAAACATATGTCTATTTATTAACTTGTAAAAATCCATCGATTTCAGACGGATATATTTCTTACACAACCAACTTAACACAACGAAAGTATAAGCATAAGCGAGAGACTTTGGATCTTTCTATACAAACCAAATTATATGAATGTATTCGGAAGAATGGCGGTTGGACAAATTGGAAGTGTACCATTCTGGAAGAATGCGATTGTAACAATGAAATTCAGGCGAAGGAACGTGCAAATTTCTATATTTTGAAAATGAAACCAAATTTGAACGATGAAAAAATGGCTGAAAAGTCAATTTCCGATATTCCAACCTTTTCTGAATTTAAACCAAATATTTTTGGCGATAAAGTGGCCGTAATGGCTGCGCCACTTAGTTTTGAACCGGAGATTTTTGGCGGCGAAGTGAATGAAACAATTTCTGCGAATACGCCAGCTACAAAGGATGGAAAATATGTATGCTTCTGTAAGAAGTCGTATTCACACCGATCTAGTTATTATAAACACACGTCTACGTGTCTGCAATATCAGCATAACCAATCTATGAATAAACTGGTAAATGCAAACCATCATAATTCAACCGATTCTGTCGTATCTGTATCTATTATTTCTACTACTACAACGACGACAACTACAAGAACTACAACTACGTCATCATCCGCTAGCAAGTTAGAGATTGAACAGCCTGAATCCCGAGAGAATGACGACGAAGTAAATAGCGACGATGACAATCGAATCGTACGTTATCGTTTCAAATCTAAGAAAAAGGCGGAAGAAACAAATTGCGGAAGTTCCAGCATTTTTCATTATTCAAACGTTCCAGAAGTTTCAAAAATCCCTGTTCGAGAGATTGGCGTACATGTATCGGAAAAATATAATGATAGTAGCGATACGGACGACAATACGTCAATTATTGATGATGACTCTTCGGTCGCTTCGTCGTCATCTTCGTTGTCTACGTCTTTAGACGATATAGATAATGAGTCAGCTGCTACGGGTGTATCAGATGCAGCATCATCCGCCGTATCCGAGCTTCTAACAGAACAGAACGAGAAACTCAAGGATTATATTCGGAAAATGATTTCGGCGCTTACTATCGGCAAGAAACGAAACAAGAAGTCGATCGTCAATTCTCTCGTATTTGAGTTATTAGACCAGAATAAAACGCTGCAAAAGCAGATCGTCGAACTAAGTAAGGAACGCAATATTATCGTGAATAATACGAATAATAACCAATTTAATTTGAACTTTTTCTTGAATGAACAGTGTAAAGACGCGGTGAATCTCTCGGATTTCGTCAATTCTCTCGAAATCACAATGGATGATTTAACATATACGCGGAACCAGGGGCTCGTGGAAGGGATTAGTAAAGTCATGATCGACGGTTTGAAGCAAATGGACCTATATAAACGCCCGATACACTGTACCGATCAGAAACGCGACACGATTTATGTCCGCGATAACCATCAGTGGGCGAAAGATGAAGGAAATGCGCGAATGCGTCAGGCGTTCGTTGATATTGCAAACAAGGAATATTTTGCCATTAAGAAATGGATGGATTTACATCCTGGATGGGAGACGAATAGTAGATTACAAGATTTCCACCATAAGATGATGAAGAATGTCCTTCATGAAATCAAAGATGATCCAGTCGGAGAACGTAAGATCATGAAAAGCATCGAACGAGAGATTTTCATTGAGAAGTAATACCAAGTATATTAGTTATAACATAACCATATGCATTATATGTTTATGTTACGTCAATTGAGTCTAAAACTTTGACCCGATCACTTCATTTGCAGCCATCGGTTCAAATGACATCATTCCGCCAGGCATACCAGCGCCGACATTCTGTGCATATGTGCTGTTAAAGTGTTGCGTTTGCTGTGATGCTTGTGATAGTCCATAATCCGCTGTTCCAGTATTACGATTGGACGTTAAAACCGGATTGGGTGGGGCCATTCCACCACCGACCATTCCACCGGGAACACCACCGGCGTAAGGCTGTGACAATGGTTGGGTAATACGGACAGCGCCGCCACCACTCGCTCCATGTGCACCCTTTGCAGCGACGCCTCCAGCAGCAGCATTATAAGTAGTTTCTCCTCCAACAAGCTCGATGGCACGTTCAACGAGAATCTGTACCTTTTCACCCAACTTCGTCTTAATACTCAAGAGTATCATCAATATTCCTAAAATGGTAGTCGTGAAGTTGAATTCACTGTATCTGTATCCGGAATAGGTCGGAATATAGGTAATTACACGATGGATAAAGTAGATAAACACGAACATAAAGAGAATTTGTCCGATGATTTCGACTAAAATCATAAGAGTCGCCTTGTGATCATCCGGTTCAGGGACGTATGTACGAACCAGATACAACATAATCAATATTGGAACAAACCCAATGATCGTGTATTGGACAATATTTAAGAGTACTCCTTGTTGTTGTTCGTCTAAACGAAAGACATGATCAACGAATGAACTGCCTCGCTTTGAACCTTCTTTTACTGTTTCTTCGAATGCCTCCATTATTGAGTATATATAATGAGAATAATATTATTTATAGTTTCAAATGAATACTATAATCGAATTAAACACATTCTATCTTTATAGTTTATAAAGATGATTCGTAACTTTGCTCGTATTAATAGTATTCCGCATTACCGGGTTGAATTTCCGAGTGATGATAAAGATACAACATCCAAAACAGATTCAAATCAGAATGTTACGAATACTACAGAACCTACCTCCCAAATACCAGTTCTTCCACAAGTTCCGAACACACCAACAATTGTACCGGTAGTACCTACATCAACAGTTCTTCCTGCACTAGTTCCAATGCCAACATCAACTTCATTTATCAATCCTCATGACGAATATCAATACCTAAATCTAATTTACGAGATTATGCAACAAAATCAGAAACACACAAGTCGAAATGGTGATACGATATCTGTATTTGGAGCAGCCATGGTTTTTTCGTTAGACCAAGGAATCATACCAATTCTCACTACGAAACAAATGGCATGGAAATCCTGTCTGAAAGAACTGCTTTGGTTTATTCAAGGGAAAACAGATAATCGCCTACTTCAAAGCGCAGGCGTTCATATATGGGACGGTAATGCGTCACGGGATTTTCTGGATTCGCGCGGATTAACGCAAAACGTCGAAGGTGATCTTGGACCGATATATGGTCATCAATGGCGCCATTTTAACGCGAAGTACGAGAACCACGAGACCGATTATACCGGTCAAGGCGTGGATCAATTGGAATATATCATTAAATGTTTGAAGGATCCTGTTGAGAGATTTTCACGTAGATTAGTCATGTCTGCATGGAATCCATGTCAGCTTGACGAAATGGCACTTCCACCGTGTCATGTTTTGTGTCAGTTCAACGTGAATAAAAATAACCGGCTTTCATGTGCACTATACCAGCGAAGCGGAGACGTAGGTTTAGGCGTTCCTTTCAATATTGCATCTTATAGCTTTTTGACACATCTTCTCGCCAAACATTGTGGATTAGTACCTCACGAATTCGTATATTATTTAGGGAACACGCATATCTACGATGATCATATTGACGCATTAAAACCGCAATTATTGCGTCGTCCATTCCCATTTCCGCGTGTTGAAATCTCTGTTTTGAGAGAAAATATCGATGATTATACATTTGATGATTTTAAATTGCTGAATTATCAAAGTTACGATCCGATACCAATGAAAATGCGAAAATAATATAGAATTAATGTGTTATTACATGTTATAATCTTTACGTACATATTCAGGATTTACACGATAACATGAGTGGCAGCGCGGCATTATCAGCAGCAAGAAAGCGTAGAGCATCAACTGCACCTCCAGCAGCAGGTAACGGTGCCCCGACATCTTATTATAATAGAGGTAATCCATCGGGATCTGTACCTACACCTATTCCTGGTCCTGGTGCTGGTGTACTAGGACCTTCATTTGGAAATGAGCAATACCAGTCTCAAATGATGCCAAATGGATTTCCTCCTCAGCCTATGAATATTTATCATAATATAGAATTGATTAAACAACAACTGGCAGAACGAACCAAGATGATACAAACACAAGGGGCTTCAATGCCTCCTGAAAAATTGAAAATTCTACAAAAACAAAATGAAATACAGACACAGATTCTTAAACAAAAGATCGCTATTTCAAAACAGATGGAGGCAACGGGCCAAGGACACGGTCAAGGTCAAGGTGTAGAAATCTATGGAAATGCTGTAAATACAACAATTCCAACTATTCCAGAGCCAGAATTTATTTATGTGAAAGGTGTCCCGCAAAGAAATCCAAAATATATGTCGGCAGGGAATACAATCCAACCACAACGAACACAAATGACACAAAAATCCAGTACAAGCCATGAATTGAATGTTACACCCTTTGTTACAATGATATCTGATACAGGTGTAATTCCACCTCCGATTGTCATTATAAAATCACACGACGTTAAGCTTCAAGAGCATAATCAGGTTCTTCATGATCTGATCCAACAACTCGGAGAGTTACAATCAAAGGTTGCTTCTGTATCTGATGGATCGCGTAATAAAAATCAGACACAAGATTCATCTTCAAATCGAAATCGTGTTACATTTAGCGAGAATAATGATCCTGCAAAGGACGGTATTGATGCTGATGGACAAGGTGACGAAGAAGAGGAAGAAGAAGAGTTGCTCATGGATGTTGTCATGAATGACCTGACAAATAGTCGTGAATTTGTCGAAGGAATCGTGAATAAGATCGTGAATGAGACCAATCTATCGGAAGTGATTATGAAGATCGAGCCGTTGGTGAAGGAAAACCAAGAACTACGGTCGCTGATACATTCACAGCAACAAATGATGAATGAGATGAATACGATGTTGCTTCGACTATTGAATCAAGGAACCGCATCAACTCCAAAACAGGAGACATTTCAAGATACCGGTTTGGATGGACATGGATTATACGAGTCCGAAGTCACTGAAATCATATTAACTCCTGCAGAGAATGCTGATAATAATCTAAGTAATAAAGAATGCGATTCGTCTGTAGAATCAAAACCGGAAGCAGGCGCACAACAAACGCCTCAAGATGACCCCAATGAGAAAGAAGAACAACATGACGAAAGTGGCAACGATGAAGGTGAGCATGTTGAAGGAAATGATGACGACGATTCGAATGTTGATTATGCACCATTACCTCCTGAGGAATATTCGTTATCATATGTATCTGAACCAGTTTCTTTGATTGTACATGAGATCCAGTAATTGTTCGTAAAAGGAAAGAAGTATAAATATGAATATGTAATAGTATTCATATTTACAATGCTAATTGAATCTATTTTAATTTTTTGTATTGTTTTATTTTTGTATTTACATATCCATTTTCATCTGAAACGAAGTAATGATTTAGAAGTCTATGAGATCGACCAACCATCAAAACAACGTTTAGAAGAAGTATGTGATATACGACAGCCCACTACATTCGAATATTATGACGAGCAGATATTATCCCAATTGTCATATCAAGCGATTCATGCAAGTTATCGTGCATTTGATATCAATATTCGCGATGTATCGAAAACACCCATGGCAAACAATATGAATAATGATGACCCAAAAGGTCGACAAAAAGAAGGAGACAATGAGTTCGTGTTGTATATTCCGGTAGCGCTGAAAATTGCACATGAAGTTCTGAAAAACGATTCAGAAATGAAGTATATTAGTGAAAATAACGGGGATTTTATAGAGGAAACCGGTTTGATTAAAACGTTTCAGTTAAACGATGAATTTTTTAGACCATATATGGTTTCGAAATGCATGTATGATATTTATATGGCATCTACAAACACAATAACACCTCTTCGTTATGAAGTGAATTACCGTAATTACCTTCTTGTTACACAAGGTAGCATTCGCGTCATGCTTATTCCGCCTAAAGACACGCGATATTTGTACCCAATTACTGACTATGATATATTTGAATTCCGTTCTCCGGTGAATCCATGGAAAGTTCAAGCGAAATATCAAGACGATTTTGACAAAATTAAAACACTCGAGGTTGACTTGTACCAGGGAATGGCGATGTTTATACCCGCGTATTGGTGGTATAGTATTAAGTTCACTGGATCAGAGACGAGTGTATGCTCGTTCAAATACAGAACGTATATGAGTACGCTTTCAATTGCGCCACAAATTGTAATGAGTACACTTCAACATATGAACACGAAACAAGATACACTTGAAAAACGTGTGATTGGAAAACAGGAGTTTCAACGAAAAACAAGTACAACGCCGACAAATATAAAGACACAGTCAACAACGAATTCAAGTAGTCATGTTACCACATCTGCACCGACAGAATACACACCATCGATCGAACAGCAATATTTACCAAAGTCGCTTCGCGGAACAAACAACAATCCATATAGTATTATGAACGCAATGACCGAATTAGTCAATAAGACTGGTGGCGATGCAATCAATGTACCGAATGTACCCAAACCAGACGACGCTCATGTACCGAGTACAGTGGCAGCAGCGGCTGCAGTAGCTCTTGCATCTGCTACAAGTAGTCCTGTCATGACAACTCCAACGGTTACTTCGACGGCATCAGCTGATCCAAGTATATCATCTACATCACCACCAGAATCAGTGACACTACTTGCATCTGTACCAGTGGCTGAATATGCATCTACGCAAAAAGAGGTGACAATACCAAGTAGTACAACTGTTACTACTATCAACCTTTGATTACTTATCAATCGCTTCCAATAATGTACAAACTTCATGAATGGAAATACTATGTTCCGATAGTATTTTTGTAAAGACCTCATGTAACTTACTATCTGCAATAACATCTAAGATTAATGAAGAAACATATCCTTCCTTTGTGAAAAAGTAGTCAGGGTATTTATGATAATAACTGTAAAAATCACGATAGATGTACATTGTAATAAAGACAATACCAAGTGACCAAACGTCATGCTTTAACTGCTGTCTTTTCCAGTTATATTTACTAGTTCGATTGGTATCACGTATATTTTTAAATTCCGGATGACAATATGGAATCGTACCTCCAGTACCAAACCCTTCATTATTCATTCCAGATAAACCGAAATCGATCAAGTATACAGTGAAATTTTTACATTTTGCCATGTTGTGAAGATTGAAGTTATCGTGTTCACGAATAAGAATATTGTCTGGTTTAATATCGCCATGCACTACATCTGCGTCATGTAATTCGCGTATAAGTTGTGCACATTTTAAAAATAAATGAACGAAAAAAGGGTATTGAATATTTGAAAATTGATTGTAAATGCTATTGCCAATATTATCCTTCACCCAGTGATATAATTGTTCGGTATTTTTCGCGTAATGTTGAATACTGAATGAAATCGAATTTTGGCGCATACTATTATAATAATGTTTACCATCATGTGACATCATATTTATTTTTTCATCATCATCTTCGCCATCGTCGTATTTACATCCACATATAATCGTGTTACATTCACACATCTTATTCTTTTCATCTTTTTTGATATTGATATACGTCAAAAAGGGTATAATGATATTATCACATGATCCTTCTTTCTGTTTTAATGCGTTAATAACGTCACGTTCATTAATAAAACTGTAAGGCGAATCATCGATCCGAATAATATAATCATTAAAACGGAATACACCCAAGCAATGACTTCCATTGAGTGCTCGATACTGCTTTTTCTCTTCAAAGAAATCAATATAGCAATGAAGCGCAATCATGATATACAAAATACGCAGCTTTGCTTTGAATAATTCATTTGCATTTGGTATTTTTTCGATGAGATCTTCAAACCGAGATTCTAATTTTACATTATCTATATCAACACTACGAGCTTTCATTCGCAATAATAGCGACTG